TTAAAGAAAAAACATATTTAATCATAATTTCTTGTTTTTAGATTTTGATTTCTTTTTTGGTTCTTTGTCTTTATTAAATTTTTGAGAAAACAAATATATTTTTTTACAGGCCTTTTGAATCCATTTTTTTACCATTTTTAACATCCTCACCCTCTATTTTTTTTTGATAACATTCTTTACAGAAAAACTGATAACGGTTTTTGGAAGTTATCCATATTCCATAATCTTTGCGTTTTTTACATGAGAAGCAAATTGGTTTTTTATTGGATGTCTTTGATTCCTGAGTCATATATATACTCGCTTATTGTATCTAATGCCTTGTCAAAATCTTCTTCCATAAACCCATCTTTTATACTTTTAATGTATGTTTCAATTTCAACTAATGAAAGATACATTTTTCTAGAATTCTCAAATAAATTTCTCTCAATTGTGTCTTCTTTTTCATTAAATTCGTAAATTACTTTCATTTATTCTGCTACCTGTTGTTCATTAGATTCGACTATTTCTTCTGATTCGCTTTCTTCATCTTTTCTTAAAGTTTCTACAATATCTATTAATTGCTTTAGTTGAGAAAGATCCATTCCTACTAATTCTTTTGCTGCTTTTATTTTATCCAAGGAAGCCGCTTCTAAATCTTTAATTGATGCGGCTCTTCTTTCAACTGCGAGTGCTTTATTTTCTTGAAGCCTAGAAAGCCTTTCTATTCCTAATCCTTGATCTGCTGTTGCTCTAGCATCTGTTAGCTTAATTCTAGATTCTAATTCTTGCATTTGAAGCTGCGCTTGCATCTGTTGCATTTGCATCTGTTGCTGTTCTTGTGCAACTATTTGTTTAATAACGTCTGTTTTATTCTGAAGAGTAGACATTTGAAGAAGAAATTCTGAAGGTATTGGAATTCCAATTTCACGCAAATAAATAGCCTGCTGGAATGCCTGCATTTTCTGTGTAGGTGTATTTGTTCCTTCTGTTACCACGCAATCATATTTTTGGAAAGATCTGTTATAGAATTGCTGTGTTGGCTGATCTTCTATAATTTTTGATACTTTAGCAGGTGTAAAGTTAGCTTGAATCAAATCCATCTCGACTCTTCCCAAATTCTTTAAGCTTTCATCTAGGTGGTCAAATAATATTTGAAGAGTAGTAAGACCTGCCCCTTGACGTAACATCGACAATATTCCTGCCTTATCATCTTCAGCTGATCCTAAAAGTTCTTCATTTACACCAGATATATCCATCATAGACTGATTCATTTGATCAATAACGCTCATAAATGCTGGAGATACGTCAGCTGGTGGAATTTTTTGTACTGATTCCATTCCCTGAGGAGCTTCTTTTTTAATAAATAGAGCTTGTCCTTGACCAGTTTTAAAAGCATCTTGATCATCTACAAGAGATCCCTCCATTACTTTGAGACCAGAATTAATTTGAGATTCAAGTACATCTAACAATATTTGCTGTCTTCGGTTTAATATAAATTGAGAATCACGAAGCGATCTTACAACACCCTGTATTCTCCACTCATAGTATGGGATTTCTGGCTGATAGTAAGCCATGACTGGAATAAATGGATACTTGTCAATTTTGTAAGGATTTGGACCGTTGTACATAACTCGATTATTAACGCAGATAGCAAGCTTACAAGTTTGTTTTTGTATCTTTTGCTTTCTGAGCTGTGGATATCTCATTAAATAAAGTTTTAAATTTTCCTCTGGCCCAGTCCATTCCATTGATTCTTCATTTACCGGATCAAGGATTATTGTAGCGTCTCGATAATCGAGATACCAAAATTCGTCGTAAGGGAGTAAATATTTTTGAGAGAGTATATAATTCTCTGGAAGAAAGTTAAAATATCCGTCTTTATTAGAAGATGATGACATCTGATTAATTTCAGCTTCATGTTCTGGCATTAGAGATGATATTTGAGTTTTAGATAGAAATTTACGAGTCCATATGTAATTACAATCTGAAAGATCTGATTTTTTAAAATAAGGATCAATTAAATACCCATTATAACTCATGTTATCTAACTTTAAATCACCAGAAAATGGGTCAGTCCTATAATCCATCCACAAAGAGAGTAGATTCATACCGGTGACTAACGATCCCAAAAAGGCATCAGAGACAACGTTAAACGCGTCTATTTGATTATTTGCCCACATTAGTAGTTTGGAGAACTGATCGGATGTTTGTTGGTCTGAATTTTCTATAGGTACGACATTAAGAGTTTTTCTATTGCGTCTTTGATAACCAGATATCATGTTCACTATACGTTTAATTTTGTTGAAATTGAATTGCTTTCTTCTTTGTAGGGGAATAGAGGTATAGATTTCATTCCATAATGATTGATCTCCAGCATAGAACCTTTCATCAATCGACTGTTGTACCCACCTAGATTGGGTAACAGTTGCTGTTTCATTATAAATCTCTTTCATTCGAGATTTTATATTTTTATCGTCGTCTGTATAAAATTCTTCAAAACCTCTTGAGCCATAACTTGATGAAGCCATTCAGCACCTCTTTATTAATTAAAAACAAGATAGTAGCAAAATTTTTATTTGCCAATTAATATAATTGATATCCAGCTTTTCGTTTTAATTCATCTAATTTTTCTACTGACATGCCATCCGTTCCTAATTCATCTAATGATTGGACTAAATATCGAAGAGCATCAGCAGCGTGTGATGCCCAATTATGTTTAGGAATATTTTTATAAACATGAGTCTTTTGATCAAAGTCTGCGTGATATTCTAATAGGCATCTAATAAGAAAATCACAATTGTCTTTATCCATGAATATTCTTGGGAGAACCCCTCTAACTTTTTCAATTCCTTGAATAATGGATCTTTGTTGTTTTAATACAGTAAAATTGAAACCCTGATCTTTTGCTATATTTACAAATGTATTCCCAGTTCTGTCATGAGATTTAGCATCAAAAGGGACAAAGTGTTTACCATATGCATAATCTTTAGATCTTAAGTGATCTAGATAATGAGCTAGTTGATATCCATGGTTTTCGTAAAAGTCGATAATAAGAATTTCATTACCACGTTTTTGGAAGAAGATAATGCTCATAGAATCAGCAAATCCCAAATCCCATGCAGTGTAAACAAGAAGATTTTTATCATATGGGACATGACCGATTCTACCTTCAGCTTTCATATCTCTTACATATTTCCCATAGTATGACCCTTGAACCCCAATATCGAATGAACAATAATATTCTTGTTGAATGAACTCTTCAGAAATGCCTAGTTTTTTTTTGTTTTCTAACTCTTTAGGACTAATTAGTTCTGTGTCTTCGATGGTTAATAATTTTACGTACCAATGTGGATTCTCTAAGGCATAATTGTATAAATCATAGAAGTGGTTTTTCCCATTTGGAGTAGAGTTAAAAATAGCCCATCCTTTATTTTTTGTAAGGATAGGATCTAATATAAGCGTCCAGACTAGTGGATTTTGGTAAGCATATTCAGAAAGAACGACTCCCCTTGGATTGGTACCTCTCATTGAATCAAAATTATCAGATCCTAGTAATTGTATGACAGAGCCAGAAGCAAGTTTAAGCTTCATTTCATGCTTCCAAATATTTGAAATCATTTTTCTTGGTATAAAGTCTAAATATGAACGGCCATCTTCTGTTATGGAATCCCAAAGAGCTTTTCTTGCCTGAGCATATTCTGGAAAAATATAGAAGTAATTACCTTTTTCATGAAAAGCGCGTTTAATCAGATAAGTCCAACATAAGAGATCTTTTCCTGCACGGCGGTGATAAACGAGAAGAGCTCTTTTTTTATCTTTAAAATTTTGTACGAATTCTTTCTGATACCATCTCAAATAAAGAGGAATGATAAATTTATTCTTCTTTCTCTTCGTTTGGATATTCGACGTCATAATTTTCAGGTCCTCTATTTTCGAGTGATGGAGGCGCTTTTGCTATTTCTGCTTTCCATTTTATATTCTGTTTATAGGCCTTAGAATACATTGGGAGTATCTTTTCACCGAAGGCAGAATTACGGTCTCCAATCCAGCAATGATTCGCCACCTTTCCGCCAATTAGCTCTTTGGCTTGCTCCAGAGCCACTTTTACTTCTGGGTGATGAACGCCTAAATCATTAAGCCACGATGAAGATTTTTTATAGTTTTCATAAATCCAAGATTCTAGCCAGATTCCTTCTCCTGAGTGAGCCCATTCTAGAAGGTTATCAATAATATCTTGAATTTGATCATCTGTATACGTTGGATTTTTTTTTCTAAAAGCCGAATAATTATTGCCTTTATGCGCAGCCATCTGTTTGACCCTTAACATTTTTCTGTAGGAATACCACTAAATTAAATAGTTGACAAGATGTTATCTATAAAAATCTCTGTTGAACTCTAAGTTAAGTCTTCTTTTACAGGCGTCTTTTATTAATTTACTAGCTGAAGATGATTGAGTGACCATCCAAATTAATTCATCCATTGAAAGGTCACTAACTTTTGACTTAGACATTCTCCATTTCCCGAATCTAATATTTGGGTCATGATCGAAGTTTTTTTTAATCCATTTAAAGTTAGCCATATATGAAGAAACCATTAATTTTGTGTTAAATTAGACTTGACAAGTTTTTTATTTTCCTCTTTTATCTATTAAAGAAGGTATTGGCCTGGTTATCTGCTTCCGTTTTCGGGGTTCAAGGGAACTCGCCCTTGCTATCTTATATATATAATAATATATATAAGTAGATAATGATTTAAATATATAACAAGCCTACCTGTTCACAAAAGCTTCGCAGATTGTTCACAATTAGCAGGCTTTTCTTTTTTTTTGTTTTTTTTTCTTTTGGGATATTTTCCCTCCAGCTTTTCTAGCTACGCTGAGAGCTATCGCAACAGCTTGCTTTTGCGGTTTGCCAGCAGCCATTTCAGTTTTAATATTCTTTGAAATAGCTTTTTTAGACTTAGATTTAATCAGTGGCATTTTTTCTTTTTAAAAATTTTTTCTGTCAAATGCTATTGATATAGCTAAAAGGAAAGAGAACAAAAAGCAAATAGCTAAGACTGAATACTTTATATAAGTTTCCATATTTACAAATATAATCCATTTGTAATAAACAACTAAATTTTTATTACCAATAAGTAATTTATTTGGCAAGTTCGGCTTTTTCTGTATTTACGATTGTTACGTGAGAGTCAATAGTTCTTCCTTTCAGTGGAGTAGCGGTACTAATTTTTAGATCTATAGATTCTTCGGATTTTTCCTTTATAAGAGAACATGAAGTAAGAGATATGGCTATAAGAGCAAAAGATAATAGATATTTCATAAAATCACCTTATGTAATTGTTTTGAGATAACGATTCATTCATTTTGTTAAACGTATTAATTTGGTTTTGAGTATGGTTCATAACTTTTTGATTTAATGCTTCTTTGGGTGTAAGTTCTTGTCTTTGATATGAGCATGAACAAATCATTATAAAAAAAGCTATGACTAAAATGACAATGCAAATAATTAAAACAACATTTTTCATTATTTTATCCTTTTTTATAAGGGTTAGGAGCCTGAAGGTGTGGGTTATCTTGGAAAGGACGGCTATGAATTTTTTTATATTCGGTTTGTGTTATTAAGAATTTTGTTTCTGAAGTGCAAGAGCTTATTAAGATGAGAAGTGGGAAAAGGTATAACTTTTTCATTATTTGATCCCCTTAATTTTACATTGATAGAACATTAATAATAGTTTTGTTAAATTCACACCATTTTTTGGAAGCTGTTATTTCACAAATAAGAGAATCATCTTTCCATATGACATTATTTAATGCGTCTTCAATAAATTTGATTAAATTAGATAGATCAGGTGTAGAGAAGTGATGTTGATTGAGAAGAGCCTTTTGTTTCTTTTTAGACCAGCTTTTACGTATCTTGAAGTAAAAATCTAATTTTAATTTAATTGGAGAATCAATTGGTAAATTTTTATTAGTAATTTTTGATAATACTTCAAAAGCAAAGTTTTTTTTAGCTTGATATTGAGGGTCATAGAACCCAGTTTTAGCTGCTCGTGGTCGTTTAAGAGGAATAGGAGGAGCCTCTATTTCTATTGTCATCCCAGTCATCAGTAGTAACCATCCCTGAAGTTAAGTATTGAATTAAGATTTGGATAGACATTGGAATACTTTCACCATTTAAATATCTATGTAAAGTTTTCCTTGATACACCAGCCTTAACAGCGAAGGCTGTGATAGTTATGTTATTTTCCTTCAAATAATCTCTTAATTTCATTGATAATTCCTTTAAAAGTGGCAGGATAACACAAGTAACTGTTTGACACAAGTCTTTGTTTGTGTTACGATATGGGACATATAAAATAAAAGAGGTAAATGATGACAATATTTTTAGACCTAGAGAAAGAAGAGGATTTGGATAAATTCATTGAGAAGCTTGATGAGAAAAAAACTACAGTTGCTTTTGATTTAATAAGTTTTGTTAAAGAATTTAAGAGAGAGGTGGAATATGAATAAATTTAATCTATGTGATTACATGAGTGATGATGAATATGAGAAATGCATAAAGGAACTTGGCGAGTATTTAATAGATCTTAATGAGATTGAACAGCAGCAAGAGTTTCCCAAATACTGGGAAGCTTATGACCCATATGGAGAAGGGAAGTGAAGAATTTTATAACTAGATGGTTTAGAAGGCGCAAGAAGAGACAGTTGAATAAATTTTTGATTGAACATGGCTTTATCATGGAGTACATGAAGAGCGTCGATAGGTATTGTGGAAGCTTTGTAGATCATCATACTAGGTATGGAGATTTGATTAATTCACATATTTTCTGGTTTGAGGGGAACATGAGCGTTCACGAGATTAAAGATATAGTCAAAGAACGAGAGGCCAAGAAGTTATACTACGAAGAGCCAATATTTTATAAGAAGGAGCAATAAATGGAATCAGTAGAAAACAAGATAGAGAAAAAAAGAGGAGCTCAATCTTCGTCAGAAGAGCTCCAGGATCTTTTTTGTGCTTTGGCTAAGGCACAAGAAGAAATGGAAGTAGCTAAAACAGAGAATGTGAATCCGTTTTATAAGAGTAAGTATGCGGATTTTAATTCAGTTGTCAAGGCTTCAAGAAAATGCTTAACGAAAAACGGTCTTAGTGTGATCCAAAGAGTTCTTACGAATGGAACTGACAAGATGTATTTGTTTACTAGGCTGTGTCATTCATCTGGTCAATGGATAGAAGCGAAGATGCCTATCAACCCTCCTAAAACCGACATACAGAGCATCGGCAGCTATATAACTTATTTAAGAAGGTATAATTATGCTTCTATAGTAGGAGTTGCTACATCTGATGACGATGACGCTGAGGCCGCTATGCAAGAAGCTAGAGAGAATAATGGAAAACCATTAACCGAGGGGCAAGCATCTGAGATTTATATGCTTTTAGAGAAGTTGGCTCCTGAAGAAGAGAAGAAACTTTTGAAGTGGTCACAATCAGACGCGGTAGAGTCTATTCCTAGGTCTAAATTTAATTCTGCTAAGCAAGCACTTGTTACGAAAATAAGGAGGAATGGTAATGGAGAGCAATAAACATTTAGTTCAGAGGTCTGATGAATGGTGTGAATTTAGAAGGAGCCATATAGGGGCATCGGACATGAGCGCGATAATGGGCATAAGTCCCTGGAAAAGCGCTTATACTTTGTGGCTTGAGAAAACGGGGAGAAAAGAACCTGACGTGCCTAATTCTGCGATGCTTAGAGGGACGCAGCTGGAACATGAAGCCTTAGATGCATATCTAAAGTTTTCAGATCATCTTGTGATGCCTTCTGTCTGTGTTTCAAAGGATTGGGAGATTGCCATGGCGTCTTTAGATGGAGTTTCTGAAGACGGGAAGGTTATTCTTGAGATAAAATGTCCTTCAGATAGGGTATTTCAGATGGCTTTAGACGGTAAGATACCCGCATATTACACATGTCAGATGCAGTGGCAAATGTATGTGGAAGATAGGGCAGAACTTTGTGATTATTTTTGTTATGCAGGTAATGACAGACACACAATGTTAACTGTTTTTCCTGACAAAGAATACCAAGCAAGACTTGTAAAAGCAGCCAAAGAGTTTTGGGATTGTGTAGAAAAGGACATACCACCTGAGATAACGGAAGCGGATTATGTTTTTGTTGAAGATGAAGAGTTTTTGAAGCTAGCCAAACAATATTCTCGTCTATACCATCAGATCAAAGAACTAGAATCGATGAGAATGCTATTTAAAAAGCGCCTAATCGACTTTACAGACGACGGCAATGTAAGGGGTGCCGGTCTTAAAATTAGGCGCTCAGAAGGGCGGAAAACAATTGATTGGACAAGAGTATGTGAAAAATATAAGATCACGGATGATCATTTGATAGAGTTCACCAAATTGCACGCTCCTTTCTGGGTAATAACTGTTGAATGATCGACCTAACTAGGGAAACCTCTTATTTTCTTATGAAAAATGACCCCGGCATTCTGCTGGGGTTTTTTGTACATGGAATGAAAAGAAAGAGCGCTTCCTACCAAAGTCTGATAAGGCGTGCGAGCCTCGACTTTACCTTCCGCATTGGACAATTACGGTCCAACCATCGCACTGTCCCGGACGCTTTTACAGATCGTCTCTACCTCAGAAGCGCTCAAAAAAACGTTGCCCTTTCTTTTTAAAAAGAGGAGGACTAATTTTAATAATTAAACAAACACCCAAGTAGGTTTAACTATATCAAACAACTACAATAAAGGAGTCATTCGATGGCCATAATACGTAAAGTGCATGA